TTCGCAAGCCCCACTCACAAAGCCTGCCACGCCAATTGCCATCTTTCCCCCACCCTTGCCTGGAATATCCAGCACCCGCATCTTTGGCTCTTGAATGATCATCTTGCGAGTGCCGGAGGTCATGCAGGTATCAGCCCCCATATAGACCACACCACTATGTTTCTGTCGAATTGCTATTACTGTTGTCAAAGTTCACCTCTATAAATATAAATTGCCCTCGCGTCAACAGGTACATTACCCGTTGGCTGGGGCTAATCTTAAGTAACAAATCATTGTGCGCGCCCCCGCGTGTGGCTTGCCAATCGGCCGCGAGGTTGTTGGCATAGCGTTCAGCCACCAACTTATCGCGGGTAAAGAAGATAACGGCCGTCAATGGCGGGGGGGTAAGCGGGATTATAGGTTGCGTCGGATTTGCTCCTCTATCGCCGTCTGTAGTTTTTCCAACATCCATTGTAAGCGGTCCTCTTGAACATCCTGAATGGTTTGCCACCTACCCTGATGCACTTGCGCCTGACGGTCGCGGTCTTGAACCAGTGGGGCGTACTCTCTAACGTTGCCTATTGTGGAGCGAAAGCCAAACAGGTCCACTTTCTGCACATGCGTCCAAGACCTGCCTAAATTGCCTGTGCGCCGATAAGTTGAGTTCTCTGGCGGGGGCGGGTATTTGGCTAGGTCAGTGGCAAAGGTGGCTCCAATCTCATTGACAGCCGGCGCGAGGTAGGCAGGGTTAGAGAGTGAGTTGATCACCTTTAATACCTGCTCCTCATTTTCGATGTCAATGACAATATCAGCCATTTGAAGTTCCTAAAGGGTGGGGAGCGTGATCCGTTTTTTGCCTTTGCTACCCCTGCCTTTGACCTTTATTTCCTTCGCATTAATGGTGGTGATGCAAGGGGTTTTGTTTTTGCCCATGGCCTGTTTGTACATTTCTACGGTTGTCATGGAGTCAAGGTAAATTCGGTAGGTGAGTTCCTCAATGCTCATCATCCGCTTGATGCTGGGACGCATTGGCTGAGGAATGGTTCGCGGCCCAAGAAACGCCTCCTCTTCGAGTTTTCGCTGTCTATCGGCAAGGTGCTTTGCTTGAGCACCAACGACTTTGCTAAAAGAGCTATCAGCCACTTCACTCGAAAAACCAAAACAAAAATCACTCCATGTAAACGGCCGTTCCTCAGAGCCTTTTTTGGGGGTAATGTTTGCTACCCCCACGGTTTGTTTCGGTATGGCCTCCGACATGCCTAGAGCGGAATGTTTCATAAAGGCCATGTCGTTACCGGCCAAAAACATGGCAATAGACAAGGCTTCGACATCATTTTGAGTTGGAAACGAGGGGTTGCGTTCGGGGATGAAATTCACAAGGGAATCAAGAGGGGGTTTGTTAATCATCGGTGTTCTCCATTTGTTCAAACTGAATATTGTTATCGTTTGGAAAGGGCCGTGTATGGGTAACATGCCCCAACCATATTTCGGACGGAATTTCGGACGGGAAAGCCGCGCATTTGCGGACCGCGGCATTGGGTAAGTGCTGGCACATCGCACACACGGCCGAAAGCGCAGGCGGCGAACTTGGCTGAATGACTGCGTAAACGGGCATATTGTCGGTCATCAAAACACCTCTCTTGTGTAGGTCAGGCAACCGCCAAGCGCGGCCGCAAGGGTGATGAAGACATCATGCGATAAGGCGCGGTTTGCCTCAGTAACGGCCGTTTTGCCGGTGAGGATGTCTTGGCGGTGGCGGTTCCCCACCGTTGCCACACTGTCATTAAAAAGGCGGTTTATCTCGCTGGGTCGAATCTCGTAAAAAGCCGGCTCGGCAACAAGGACATGGCGCAGGGGAGTTCCTGAATGATCACGGCCAATAACACGGAGCTCCCTAATCCCTTCCCAATGGAGCATGACAAGATCGCCCCACCCCAATCCTTCCACATGCTTGAATGGGTTGAAAACCCTGTTGTAAATGACCAACCCCCCATTTGTCTTTCCCTTCACATAACCCACATTCCCTATCGCCTTCGTGTGGGTTAGCCCCTTTGCGTTCAGTAAGTGTGACCACACTTCAAACTTCGAGGAATGAGCCAAGCGATATTCAAGAGCATAAAGGAGATCAATGGCCTTTTCTGATTTGGGGGCGTTACGGGCAATGCCTACCTCTGGATTGGTGATATAGGGGGAGCAGATGGGGCAAACAAGATCATCATTGGCCGTTAACCATATCCACACCCAAGAGCCATCGTCGCGCTCTTCAGGGCGCACATCACACCGGCAACGGGGATGAGCAGGCGGAGCAACGATTGGCCGCTTGTGGGCGAGTCCCGAAGCCATGTAGCCGTTGATTTTCCCCTCGGCGTAAGCCCGCGTCACTTCGGTGACAGACACCATTTCCGCTCGGTCAACATGAAAGATTGCTTCGATGCGTGCCGTTGAAGCCTCAGACTTTAGCAACGGCCGTATGGAGTCCATCAGATCATCAAATGACCCACCGCCCTTGATGTACTGGTCAATCGCAGAGCTAATGCCCTTGATGGTGGTTTGGTTGATGTCCTTGATTAGGTCGTAGGCGTAGGTTTGGGAAAAAGCTCTAGCGTCTTCATTGACCAGCCGCCAGTCAACATCAATGGATTGCGTGATAGGGATGGAGAAACGAGATTGAGTAACGCCGGCAATCAGGCTGGTGAGGGTGAGGGTATAAATGGCTTCGTACAGCATGTCGTTGTTAAGCGTGATCACCGTAGCGATTTGGGCAATAAGTTGTTTGGGGGTGGATTTGGTGGCAAGCGATTTGAAATCATGGCTAAAAAGGGCTTCCTTTTGTGCCTGAAAGCCCCAATAAATCTCCCGCGTTCCCTGCGTTTCCGCCTCGGTTAGGGCGTTGTTCAATTCACGCACCAAGTCTTTAGTTGCTGACATCGCGCTCCCTCATGTGCAGAAACGGCCGTTCAAAGGCGGCGCGTATTTGGTCAGGAGTGTTGGCAAACATCAACGCCTTGAAGACGGCCGTCTTCACCGGCTCAACAATGTGGTCAGAGGTAAAGGGAACATTAGCCGGGGGAGACTTCGGGTATCGTTGAAGCACCTTGCTACGCCATTTGTTCATGTCGGCCATCATCGCCTTGTATTGGGGCTTGCTGAGGCCGTAAGGCAGGCTCTTCATGTCGTCGCCACTATCCATGTTCTCATTGGTGTTGGTAGCAACGGCCGTATCTGTGGGGGTGTCGTTGGAAACATTGGCTGGGCTGGGCGTTGCCGCTGGTAAAGCGGCGGCTGATGCTTGGTTGCGCATCTCATCAACCTCTGCATTGGGCAAAAGGCCAATAAGACTTCGTATTTCAGCAATGGTCATGTAAGGAAAGAAGGGCTGTAGCTCGGCGGCCTTTTTAAACCGTGCCTGCTGGAACACCGCCAATGCTTCGTAGTGGAAACGGAGCCGCAGGCCAGCATCAGCAAAAAGACCTTCGTTTAACGCTTCCTCAATGAGCAAGGCTTGGGGGATCACCGTTTTGGTATAGAAATGCTCATCGTCCTGCTCCGAAGTCGAGTTACGAGAGGCGTTTGTGTAAAGAACGCTGGCCGGAACTCCCATTGTGGCGCAGATGTCCAAGCGGCTTTCCTCGCTAAGTTCAGTGAGGATCATGTCCTTCAAGAGCGGGGTCAGGGTCTTGAACTCCAGCATTTGATCGCCCGGCAACACATGGATGTCCCACGCCTTTGAACGGCCGGTAAGGGCTTGTTGCAGAAAGAATCGTATCTTCTGCATCATGGCTTCAGGGGGCGCGCTTTTGGCGAACACCAATGTAACGGGCATGGCACCCGTTTCAAAAAAGGAGGTCAAGAATTTGTCTTGGTGGTAAAGAATACCAGCTTTGGTTATTGCCACCTTCGCCAGCGGGGTGTCGGGGCGAAATTCGCGCAGGCCGGGGGTGTAGATGTAGCAGATGTCCTCAACGGGAATTGGGATTTCTTTTTTACCCACGGTCTTAGTGAATTTCTCGAAACCGTTTTCACCTATCACGGGTGTGATTAGGGCTGGGTCTTGCCAGACAACGGCCGTTATAAAATAGTTATTGTGCTCTTTGTGCAAATAGGCTTGGGCATAAACACAAAGAGCCTTCTCAATTTGGGTCAGGATGCGGGTAAGCGAGATTTGAAAGGGTAAAGTATCCTCGCCCAAGATACGGCCGTCCGGGCCTTGCCGTGGGGTGGGAAAGTTGGCTTGGGCGATGACTTCGCCGGTGCTGATGTCCTCCACTTCGCGGGGCAATGAAGAAATAGAATCCGCTCGATATTGGATACAACGATTCAAAGCCCCCACGGTAGCATACAACAACTCAGGGCTATCAACCTTGTTCTCGCCTTTGATGACATCTTTTAACACGTCCCCCATGGAGCCATTGACAAAGGCGGATCCGCTCTTCGTACCTTGCCAAACTGTTACCTTCTGGCCGCTCGGTAGGAGGATTGTGGGTGAGGCGAAATTATCAACATAAGCCTCTTTGATTTGCCGCTGGAATTGTTGTATGTAGCTCATAAATACACCTCGCTTAGGATTGTATCATATCCCGCAAATCTCACTTATTACCTTTCTTTCGAGACGGCCGTTTGCGTTTTGGCTTCTCGTCGCTGAGTGGCTGGGGTGGATCGTCGGGCATGTCATCGGGCATCAGATCAACGACATGCCATATCCGTGCGCGTTCGTTTATCAGCCGTTTGAAGGCATGTTCTGTTAAATCTGGATTGCTGGGATCATCATGGGGAAAATCGGCTTGGCGTTTGAGGATCAAGGCTATCATCTCGCGGGGTACAAGACTCTCTACACCCGCCACACTCATTGGCCCGGTTGCATTGTCGGGAAATTCCTTCCCTTGCATCGCATCAGTGATCGTCTTCCACTGACTGCGCGTTAGTCGCTTCGTTTTGGGGGGCTTGTTGTCATCCAAGCCCGTGTCTTCGTTAATCATTCATACTCATCT